AACCAGTTGTCGTCAACATGCGCCTCACCGTCTACCTTGTCTTGCCGACTCAGCATGGCATAGCCATAGTCGCGATCGGTTTCGTGGCTGGCATTGGTAAAGCCATAAACCTCGAAGGGTATGCTGACCTTGCGACAAAATTCCACCAACACCAGCATCTGTTCAATCACAGCTGCCATCTGCTGACCCATGCTGCCTGACATGTCATAGAACATGATCAGGCCATGATTCTTGCCCATGGGTACTGTGGTGACACGACGGAACAGGTCTTCATTATAACGATAGCTGAAGATCTTTTTGAGATCAATCTCACCACTCTTGCTGGTCGTGGCACGAGCCAACTGTGTGGCATTGCGACGCAGTTCAAATTCCTTGACCAGATAATTGATGATCTTGTCATTCTTTTTCTTGAAGCTGGCCAGGGTTTCAGACATCAACACCTGCTGCTCTGGGGTAAACTCCATCTGCTGCATCACTGTCTTGTAGCCCTGGATAAACGGTGCTGCCTTCACAGTAGGTATGGTTATGTATTCATAGTTACGGCTATTAGGATCCAACAACTGTGCTTCGTGTTCGCGGAAGGCACGATCTGTGTCTGACACTGGCTGGCGGTGATCCAGCATTTCACGTTCTTGGTCTGTGAGATCGCTATCATCGAATTCATTCTCGAACTCATACTCGATCTCATCATAGTCATCCAGATCCAGGTCCTCGAGTTCTTTTTTGCCGTCGCCCATCTCACCAGGACCAACTTTGATGCGCAGTTTCTTTTTAATGGCGCCTTTCTTTTCTTCCATTTCCTTCTTGCAGTAGGCCATGAGGTCACGAGCCAGCTGTTCAACCTCAGCCCAGGTCTCCAGCTGTTCGGTGCGACGCACATACTGCTTTTCTTCTTCAGTGAACTGCACTGCCAGGAATGAACCTAGCTTGAAGTGCAGGTTGATGCGGTCAATGAGCAGCATGTCGTTGATGTTCTTGTCGGCAAGCTCAAAGAAATCTTTTTCGTACAGGCCCTGATAGGCGCGATAAAAGTTGGCGCGGAGACCTGGATACTTGAGTTTGATCTTTTTCTCGATGCGGGCGTCTTCCAAGACATTGAGGAAGCCCTTCATGGCCATGTCGGCCTTTTCCATGTCGCCATCTTCGCCGCAGATAGCGTCGTGCCAGCCCTTGGCAGGCGTATACAGTGCATGACCTACTTCATGACCACAGAGCAGGTCATATAAGTCGCCATCCATGTCGGCCCAGATAGGCAGGGTCAGGGTACGGCTCTTGGTATCGAAGCTGGCGGTGGGCACCTTGGCATGGAACACATTGATGTTCTCCTGGGCCAACAGCTTGGCAAATATCGATTTGCTAGTCTTAATATCCATGGTCACCTCTTCATTATGTATAGCGATTATAGCAGATCTCGCACACTCTGTCAATACCTGCTTATCATTTCATGCAGGTTGCACGAGCCATCTTCCGCCAGTCACCGCCCATCTGCATCAGAGCCATTAACTTGAGCAGCATACGGATGCTCAATTCACGTAACCGGTCCTGATTCTCAATCACAAAATCCATGATTTCGTTCTTCTCGGATTCATCCAACATCTGGTTATCCAGCACACCACCGGCCACAACCTGCTTCAGGCGTACAATATAGTCACGCTTGGTCTTGATGCCTACATCTAGATAGTGGCTACGGCTAATCAGGGCCTGGAAGTGCGGAGCCAGCTTGTTGCCCTTGTCGATTAGGTTATCAAAATCATAGTTAGTGATAAAGATAATCGAACCTTCGAATTCAAAATTACGTGGCAGACGCTCACCATCTTCGTCTTCCATCTTGGTCTCGGTCAACCAGCTGAGTCGGCGTACTCGAGTCATATCACAAGCAGCCTTGAGCAGGTTAAGACAGACGTCATCTAAGAACACACTATCAGCATCGTCAAAAACCACTACACAATCTTTGTGGCGGTTCTCATACAACATCTTATAGAGGCCGGTGGGGCGAACATAACCTTTGACGAAGGTGCAGAGCTTTTCGTCTTCCATCTGTTCCATGATCTTGGTTACTGTGTGACTCTTGCCTACACCAGCTGGACCTGAAATGATCAGCGTCTTATTATAACCTTTGAAGGTAGCCAGTGCCATGGTGTGCATGGCATCAAAACGATCACCCAGACGTTCTGCAATCTCAGCATCAGTCTCGCTTTGGATAACCACTTTAGGTTGTGCAAGCACTGGTGCCAGACCAGTATGCTGCATTGCTGCGTCTAGACGTTTCTTCGTCATACGAACACCGGACTTAGGGACTCCTCTGGGCATCATTCACTCCTCATCATCATCAACATACCACTATTATGGCATCACGATGCTAAGAGTCAAGAAGAACCAGAAAGACCAAGTAAAATGGTCGGGTTCTAACCCATTGATTTCATTGATGTTTTTCTGGGCTGAAAAAGTGCTTGAAAATCAATGGGTTAGCAGGGGTGAAGTATTATGAATTTATTAAGAATTATTGCTGGCCCACCAGTGCTCCCAGGGGAATACCACCCATTCATCTTGCCTGTCTTCGGCAATATAAGAGCCCACGAAGTCTGCGGCATCCTGGCTAGCTGGCTTTTCGAACAGTACGGCATAGCGGATATCGCCAGCCAAGGGTACTGTGGCAGCAATTTCCTTGACTGTGACCAGAGTCTTACCGGTGTCATTGATGTCGTCGATGAACATCACTGGACCACATCGCCAGGCATCGCGCAGGCCATGACTCACACTCATGGCATCGACTATGGCGGCATCGCGCAGACTTACCTGTATGGGAAACAACGGACATTCATAGTAGTGACTTAGCATCACACCCAGGGGCAGTCCACCGCGATTGGGTGCTACTATGGCGCTGGGGCGAAAGTCCTGCAAAGCACTCTCGCGCACAATTTTATGCAGTAGACTACGCACTTCAAAATCATATACATTGCGATGTTTCATTATCTCTCCATTATGTTATCAACAAACTCCAACAGCAGGCGATTGTGTTCGCCGCCGTGCCAGAGCCCACGCATGTAGCTGGGACTCTTATACCAATAGGCCTGACTTTCAGGATGGCATCCAATCAATCCTATGCGGTTCTGTATTATAGTCATGCTGTAGCCTGTGTCGTAGGTAGCATAGACATCCTGATCGCCGCCCAGGAAAGTACAACCATCATAGAAGAACATCTTCATGGGTGTGCCTTGCCAGTTCACTGGCATGTTCTTGATGTGTGGCCGTCGAGTATCCGTACCAGGCTGTATGATGTACTGATCTACTCGGGTTTCATCTAGTATGTCAAAGTAATTACGGTCTGCCCAATAGGCACCCATGCAGATGCCAATGTAACGACCACCATGACGCAGATATCTTTGTATGTAGGGCTTGTGCTTCTTTGCCACAGCATCAAATCTATCGGCATCGCCGGTGCCACCAGGAAATAATACAGCATCTACATCGTCAAAGAACGAGTCTTCCATTTCGTTCTTGCCAAACAACTTAAAACTATACTTGCTCTCCAAAGACTTGATCACACCATTGCTGCACTGCGCATCACACACGGGCTCGTGCATGAACAAAGCTATGCGCTTCATGATCTGGTTATGCTTAATATTCGATCAATCTGCTTTTGTAGTACGGCTTCACGATTAGGCCAATGGATATAGGCCTTGTCAGGATTCTTCTGCAGGTTGCGCAGCAAGGGTAGTATCAGACTCTCGACTTGTTGTAACTTGGTCTTGGTCTCGTCTACCTCGGCCTGTACTGCGGTGGGATCAAAGTCTACGGCGGTAAAGCCAAAGTCATCGCCCAGATCTTCGTCTATCATTTTTGTGCTATCCTTGAGAAATTTTGATACTTTTCAAACTTAATTACCGAACGGAATTTATCAAATAACTGATCGCCCTTGTGACTAATGACAAACACATTGGTGTCTTCGCCAAGAGTGTTCAGAACATTCATCAAATAGTCTGTGCCATTGATGTCCAGACTTGAGTCAAATACTTCATCCAACAGCAGTAGATTGGTGGCAGCTGAGTTCTTCATCTTGGCTATGGTACGCCAGGTAAACAGCAAGGCTAAATCAATACGCTGCTTCTCACCTTCACTGAAGCTGGCATAGCTAAAATCATCTCTGTGCCGACTCTTGATGGTTTCATTGAAGGCTTCGTCTAATTCAAAGCTCACAAAGAAGTCCATGGCATTTAGGTATTTATTCACCAGTTTATTAATGGCTGGCAGATACTGACGTATGACCTTGGTCTTGATGCCGGTGTCTTTGAGCAGGTTGCTGGCTATGTCCTGATAGTATTTTTCTTCGCCCAACGCAGTACGTTCCTGTGTCTTGACCACTACTTCACGAGCCAGGCCACGCAGCTTGCCCTTCTCTTCGTCTAGGTTGTCAGTGGTCTCAGTATGTGTATTAAGCTCGGCCTGCAGTTTCTGAATATACTTCTGGCTGGCTATGATCTGATTGTTGTGTGCAATAATTTCCTGGTTGTGGCCAGCGATTTGATTGCTGGTGTCGTGTATGATGTCCAGTCTTAACTGCACTGCGTCGATGTTGTTGCTTAAAGCAGTCAGTGCCTGCTGTATTTCTTCCATCTTGGCATTTTGTGCAGCTATGGCCTCGGTTTTAAGATCATGCGGCAGTCCCTGTTGGCAGGTGGGACAGTTGTCGTTGTCATGATAGAACGCAATCTCATTCTGTGCCTTGCTGATCTTCTCGGTCATTTTGCGCTGCAGGTCAGCCAACTTGCGAGCCTTGTCAATCTGAGTATCCTCATCATTGATCTGCGATCGCAGAGCCTGCACCTGTGCTTCCAATTTTACCACTGCTGAATTGGCAAAGTCAATTTCTGTGCAGGCTGCGTCTATGCCGTCCTGTATTTCCTTGCTGCGGTTATCACGATCAACCTCCAGTGTCTTGATATACTCATTCTGGATCCTGACTCGTTCTTTCTGCACTTCGATGTCGGCGTCAATCTGCCGTAGACTATCCTTGAGCTGACTCTGACGATCTTTGAGCAGTTGATTCATGGCAGTAAAGATGCGTATGTCCAGCAGGTCCTCGATGATCTCGCGACGATGGCTCGGCGGTAACTGCATGAACGGAGTAAAGCTGGCGCTGCCCAGCATGACAATCTGAGTAAAGCTCTTGTAGTTCAACTTTAGGATATGCTCTTCCAGATACTTCTGATAGTCACGACTGTCGGCTTCCTGGTTTAGGAAGTTGCCGTCGATGTAGATCTCGAAGCGCGCAGGCTTATGACCACGCACAATGCGATAGTGTTTGCGGCCTATGCTGAACTCTACTTCTACCAACAGATTTTTCTGATTGATAGAGTTTAACAGTTGTGGTTTGCTGATGTTGCGGAATGCCTTGTTGAATAATGCAAAGCAGATGGCATCCAAGATGGTGCTTTTGCCTGCGCCATTCTCACCCACAATTAAGGTGGTGCTGGTACGATCCAGTTGAATCTCAGTCGTGGAGTTACCTGTGCTGAGGAAATTACGCCAGCTTATCTTTTTAAATTTTACCATCTAGATTCAAGTGTTTATGACAACGTTTACAGAACCAGATACGGGGAGCGTGCTCCTTGTCTGGACGATAAGGATTATGACCCAACAACCAACACATCAGAGATTTCATTACTCCTCCTGATTTTGTGCCTCTACATAGAGCTCTTTGAGCAGCGTTTTAATGCGTGGCTTGTCGGCATCGGTCTCAGTTGTGTCAACGAAACTGTTGAGCAGACTCATGGTGTCTTCGATGTCTAGATTTTCATCACCCAGAGCCTCGGCCTCGAACTCAGAAAAGTCTTCAATGATTTTTAATTCTAGCAGATTTTGCTTGTAGAGTCGATCTATTAATTGATCAAATTTATAAAAGTCATTTTTATTGGCCACCACCAGCTTGACCATCTTTTCAGCAAACATGCTGGCATCGATGCTGTCTGGATCTACCTTGGCATCATCATAGACATAACGCACAAACATCCTGTAGGGATTTTCTATGAAGGTCAATTCCTGTGTCTTGGTGTCCAGAATATGAAAGCCGCGGGGATCATCATAGTCGTTCCAGGTCATCTCATAGGGGTTGCCCAGATACTGAATATTTTTATTGCGGCTACGATGATGAAAATGGCCACTGCACACCAGATCAAACTTATCAAAGATTTTTGGATCCATACCGCCTTCGCTGGCCATGCCCTTGTGCATGACAAAACCAGCCAATTCTAAATGCCCCATGAGCACCGGAGCAGTACTGTTCTTGATGGCATCCATACACTCCGCATAGTTGTCAGCACAAATCCAGGGCATCATTAAAATGCTGAAGTTGTCTAACTGCAGAGTGTCTGGACTATCATAGGTAACAATGTTGTTGTATTCGTTGAGCAGCAGATCCAGACTATTTACTTCATTGGTATTCTTGAAGTAGGTGTCATGATTGCCAGCCAGCATGTGCACAACCATGCCGCGCTCTTCTAATTCATTGAAGAAATACTCACGACAATTTTTTAGAATATTGAAATTAATATACTTACGACGGTCAAAACAATCGCCAAGATGAATGACAGTTGTAATACGTTCTCGTGCAAGAGTTGGAAAAAAGACTTCATTATAGAATTTCCTAAAAAAGTTATCAAAGGGCAGGCTATCCGATCTGGCACCAAAATGCGTATCGGTCACTAATGCTATTTTCATAGAGAGGCTTTGAGTTTTTCAATTTGGTCTTTGAGCATTAATTTTTCTTTTTTCATTTTACCCATGTCAACATCGTTGAGATAGTTACTGTATCCCCAGGCAATATTGTATTCTAATTCACGATGGCGTTCTTCTAGATGTTTAATGGTTTCAGTGAGACTGTGGTTTTCATCAATCATAGGTCCCCTCATAGGTAGCACTGTTGGCATTGTGTTCAAATACTTCTACGCTGCGTAGTCTGACTCCTGCACCCACAGGATATCGAGCTCGGAATTGATTGCCGTTTGGACAATAATATTCATTGCCGTTTTTAAAAATATGCAGTATGGTGGCCATTTCTTTGTAGGCAAGTTCTGCAAACTTCTCACATCCAACTGCTTCTACAATACGAATGTCGCATACGCCACCAACGTCGTTAAGCCCTAGTGATGCCAGTGCTTTGAATTTGTCTAAATGTGGATCATCTTCGGCAACTACTAAAGTATGATCAAACATCCATTCACTCCACTCCTTGAATGCCTTGAGTCCGCCAAAGTCCATGACCCAGTTACGGTCATCCAGGGTCTCACTTTCAAAGATCAATTTGATGCCGATGCTGTAGCCATGCAGCAGACTGCAATGACTATGCGAACTGCGCCATTGACGAAAGCAGCAGCTTAGTCCACGGTCATTACCATAGGTTTTTGTGCTTAGATACATGTTCTCTCCTTACTACTTTATATTATTGTATATTGTCTGCGGTGCAGAGTCAATATTCTCCAGGCGATTTTTTTCTATGTTGTAGACTCGCTGTCGAAGTTCGGTGGTGGAAAAACTGTGCTTGCGATCATTGAAGTAGAATTCAATGCCACGGTTTAGACATTCAGTCTTGCCAGTAAAATCTCGGCCCTGATATTCCACACCCAGGATGCGAATGTCTATGGGATAACTTAGAAAGATGTCGATGAGTTCTTTTTCTGTGCTGTACACTACAATCTCATCCACATACTTGCAGGCATCGATCTGAACAAATCTTTCAAATACACTCTGTATGGGTTTGTTTTTTTCTTTGGGGCGATCAATGGTAGGATCGGTCTGCAGACCCACAATTAAATAATCGCATTGGCGTCGTGCTTCTTTGAGCATGGTGACATGACCTGCGTGAAACAGATCAAAGGTTGAACAAGTAAATCCTATTTTCATCGGAATAAAGGTCCATGTGCCCAGGTTACTAAACTATTCCGACGCCCACTACGCACCGGCGTTACTTCATGCAGTATAAAGCTAGGAAATACAACAATGGTTCCGCGCTGTGCTGGAGCCAGTACGGGTTGATCATGACCAATATGCATCAAAAGTTCACCACCCTGATATTCAGCAGGATCTGTGAGCTGCAGAGTCATGCTTAACTTACGACTGGTCATCTGGCTTTTGACGCCATAGGCAATATCAAAATGCGGAGCATAAAACTCAGCTCTGTCTTCGTTGTAGTTTGTAAACTGCAGGGGCTCATACATGTCAATGACGAATTTATACCATTCATCGTTGATGGTATGTATACAATCGTTTATTCTATCAAATACCCACTGAGTTTCTGGAGTTGGAAACAACCATGACAACGTACAGGTTCTGGTACTGTTGACAGCAGAACCATCGGCTATGCGCCCCTCATGCGCCTGCTTGGCCAGACCAATCTCTACAATTTTATCAAGCTCGGCGTCTGTAAAGCCGCTGGGCATACCAACAAAGGGTTGAAAGGTTTCTTCTCTGAGTTGTTGCATTGTACTATAGATCCATTTTGATTTAAATTTCTCGTCTAACTCTTGTAATGTCTGCATGAACCATGCCGCGGCAAAGCTCTTCGAGATTGGTATGACTTTCCCAACCTAATTTTTCTCGAGCCTTGCTGGGATCACCGATCAATAAATCTACTTCTGCGGGTCGATAAAACTGAGGATTGACTCGCACTAAAACTCGACCACTACCAACTTCATAGGCCAATTCATCTTCGCCTTGACCAGCGAAGGCAACGTCGATGTCCGCAGCAGCAAATGCCATTTTGACAAAGTCACGCACAGTTTCGGTGCGGCCTGTGCTAAGAATATAACTGTCGGCTGTGTCCTGCTGCATCATGCGCCACATGCCTTCGACGTAGTCTTTAGCGTGACCCCAGTCACGTTTGGCATTCATATTACCAAGTTCGATGTGTGTCTGTACGTTGTGTTTGATGCGAGCCACACCGTCGGAAATTTTACGAGTTACAAATTCCTTGCCGCGCAGTTTGCTTTCATGATTAAACAGGATACCACTGCAGGCATAGAGATTGTAGCTCTCGCGATAGTTAACGGTCATCCAGTGTGCAAATAGCTTGGCTACACCATAAGGTGAGCGAGGATAGAACGGCGTGTTTTCAGTCTGTGGTACGGCCTGCACTTTACCGAACATTTCAGACGTGCTGGCCTGATAGTATCGAATTTCTGGATTGATCATGCGAATGGCTTCGAGGAAATGCAGCGGGCCAGTGGCATTGATTTCTGCGGTAGTCAAGGGCTGTTCAAAACTCAAACCAACAAAACTCTGTGCAGCTAGATTGTATATCTCCTGCGGCTCGGTCTGTTGAATAAGTCGCATGATGCTGCTAAAGTCAGTAAGGTCATAGCCCACCAATTCCAAACGCTCATGGTCCTTGATGCCGAGTTCTTCGATGCGCCAAAAGTTCGGAGCGCTGGTGTGTCGATATGCTCCAAATACTTTATAGCCTTTTTCCAGCAAAAGTTCTGCAAGATAGGCTCCATCCTGACCAGTAATACCTGTGACGATAGCACGACGCATGTCATTCCTCCATGATTAAAATCTTATTATAAATTAGCTGCGGTTATTTGTCAATGAAGCTGCGAATGTCTTTGAACATTTTATCGCCGCTGAAGAAGGTAGATTGAATTCGATCCAATTGAGTTTCGAGATGAATGCGATAGCTTTCGTAGTTCTCAACAAAGTCAATGATCTGATTGGCCAGAGCCGGTTTATACAAAGCAAAATTACTATAAAAATCTTCGTTCACAGCATATTTAAATGGTGCTTGATAAATTTCACGATAACTTAATTTATCGGGCACTATGGGCAGACATCCTGCACTCATGGATTCGAAAGTACCGATGCCGAGATTTTCATGTCTATTAGCTGAGAAGATAACCTTGCAGGATTTTAAAAATTCATAGTATTGTTCTTTGCTAAAATTCTGTTCCTGAGTTTTAATAAATTCAATCTCAGGATGCGTGCGCTGAACCTCTTCTCGCAGCTCATCAAAGATCCACGGAGCCTTGTCGTTATTCAAACGATGTGGGAATACAACAATGTCTTTCTTTGGTTGCTTATTTCTAAGATTTTTAATCCACTCCAGGGGATATACACCGGGACTATAACACTTAGATGTCTGACCAATGTCCAGAGTCTTGATGAATAAATTCTTATTGTGTTCAGATCCAAAGAAGTTCTGATCCAAGGCATGAAACATGCTGCGTTCTAAGTCACGAGCCCAGGCTTTATTCTCAATGGTTGATCCAAGAATATCAGTTGGGTCATACCAACCTGCATGCCAAATACCGCCCATGTATACTTTGATGCCAGTTAGTTCACTCATATACTTAACAAAGTGTACTGTCTGATTCCAGGCATCGGTAAAAAAGAAGTAGTCGCCTTTCTTTACCGTACCATCACCAAACATTTTGGCAATTTTTGTTGCCTGACTTGCTTTATATTCGCAGGTACCGGCAAAATTAAAAAATGCACCCGCAGTAGGAGCGTCATAACCTTCGGCTTCACCGCTGATATTCTGCACAGTAAAAATATCGCCGAGATGTTTCTCAGCGATCTGCGGAAAATATCGCTGCCATTGCTTGGTATAACGATTATCCAGGGGCTCAATGTCTACAATATAAAGTGTTCTCATATAAAGTCGTAGGTCTTTTCAAAAATTTCTTTATCACAGATGTAAAGTTCGCCATCAATGCCCCTCATTAGATAATCACCGGCCTTGCCTTGTTTGTAATTACCTTCCAGGGTATTGACTCGAAACTCTTCGTCAATACGTTTAGCATGTACAACAATGGGTCTTTTCATACAGCCACCCATGTCTGCCACTTGTTCAAATGTATCAAATGTTTTCATTTTCTCTCAATATCTTCTTCAACGCAGTGTTCACCGTATTGGATCTCAATCATCTTCAAAGGCTCGGTGCCTTCATTACATAATTGATGCCATTCGTTTTTAGAAATGTGCACATATTCATGCGTATTATATACGCCCTTGAGCTCGATGTCAGTAGATTTTTCATCTAATGTCATGACAGTAGCCGTACCTTCGGCAACAAACCAATGTTCCGATCTTTGTTGATGCTTCTGCATGCTCAGCGATTTACCGGGTTCCACAGTAAGTTCTTTGACTTTGGTTTGTTCACCTACATTATGGATAACTCGATAATAGCCCCAGGGACGTTCAGTCTTAGGTGCTTTCCATTCTTCTAAAATCCAGCTACTGCTATTGGCTTTATTTTCTCCACCCACACCAAATTCAAATCTTAGATTGTCGTCCTGATAGTCCATTTCTGGAATATTGGCAGCAGTACGATCGCCGCCATTGGCAAAAATCAACTCTGCACTGGGCCACATTAAACGACATTTATGAATGCAGTCCTTGCTGTTGTTGGCATCGTCATTGAAACTCATGACATGATCAACAACCTTTAGTCCTTGAATAATTTTACTGCGTTCCAACCAAGACATAAAAGGCCGACCCTTTTTGCGGATCAGCCAGGCATCGGAATTGATACCAACAACTAACTTGGTGCCTAGACGAGCCGCGGCCTGAAAATATTGTACATGGCCGCTGTGCAGAGGATCAAAGCCTCCGGTAACAATGACGATCTTTTCTGTCATGGGTTCCACTCCAATATAGCACCATTTTCCCCATCCTCAAATACCTGCACTGTCATGGCGCGGCCTGGATAGCGATCGGCAATGGTAAAGATTAGTTTTTCTGCAATCATTTCACAACTCTGATAGTCGAGCTGCAGACCACCCGATTGTTCTGAATACAATGATTCAATCCACCGTTTGAATTGGATGAATTCGATATCGCGGTCATTGTGCGTGACGCTGATGCGCACCCTGAAATGAAACATATGGCGATGAGGATAGCCAAGAAACGATACGTCGGCAAGGTTAGGATCCTCCAGAGCAGCAGGATATTTGTGTATCCCTTCGCGTTGAAATGTTACTTCGATGTGTCTTGTAATCATCATGCAAACAATCCTTCCAATGTGCTGGGTTCAGTATATTCTAATACTGGTTGAGTGTCCATGTAGGGTCCGACATGGCGAAGCCAGTGATCAAAGTCCGCCGTTGTCTGTACTGAGTATAAGGCATCAAAGGCATTCCTGTCAAGCCCTTTGGCAAACTTCATCACCTCTTTTTTACATTTGCTGACGCGATCAACTTGTTCGATAAAATTTTTGATGCAGCTAGACACATACACAACATAGGTCTGTAGACTGTTATCAATCGAACCATGTTTGGCTTCATAGGTTTTACTGCTGATGTTCAGACATTCATAGAAGGTGTCGACATCCAATTCATAGAACGGATAATTGCGTTTGATGTCTTCCAGCACAATGCGATAGCTATCGTCAAAGGCTCGAGTAAAGGTGAACGTAGTATCGTTCATGTAGTATCGACCCTGAGTAACTCCGCTGGTGTGCGTGGTTGAGTCATAGCTCATTTCTACATCTTGATATACTCCGTTCTGCATCATGATGATCTGCGGCAACATGCGATATACTGATCCCACACCCAGCAGATGCAGATGTCGACTTTCTAACTCTATGGGAAGCTGTGAATAGTAAAAGGCTCGTTTGATGTCTTCTAGACTGCCTTTGCCCAGAGCCGCAGCTCCCATGGCTATGCCGCCGATTTTTTTAACATGGTCAGGCGTAAGTTCATCTACAATATACTCCACCCATTTCATATAGCTGTCATAGTCATTGCCCTGAGCAATCAACATGGGTCGAGCGCCGCTGCCTTTCTCTTGAAAGGCATCTATTTGTCGGCGAAGATTTCTTCCGGTTTCCCTGGCACATCGTTCAAGATCGCTGCGATCAAAACGTCGATTGCTAAGATCAAGTCGTTCGCTGCGTCCGCTATTTAAAGTGCGCACAGGTATAACATCAAAGCACATGGCAATAGTAGAATTTTTGGCCTGGCTGGCATAAACTTCTTCTTTGAGTTGATCAGTGATGGTTTTACCCAAGGTGATCATCTGCAGGCCACCGCTGTCGGCATGGATACTATGCACATGCGGTCTATAGTGTTCGCCCATCCATTCGCCGATGCGCTTTTCCACAAAGGCATTGTACAACAAACTTACGCGATGATTGTTGGTGTTATTCAAGGCACCAAAAGTACGACAGAACCAATCCATGTTCTGTGGACTTAGGCTCTCAAGATACATCAATTTAAAGTAACTACTGCCGCTGGCAACGTATTCAAACATATCAACTTCCCAGTATTTTCATTAGGTGCTTGGTTTGTGTAAGGGCGTCATCTAGAGCATTATGATATACTCCTTCGCGTTTGTCAATGGGAATATTGACAATGTTCTTCATGGTGCGATAGCAACGATCCTCCCAGGGTAACCAGGGGCGTTTTCTATCCAGAACAAAGTAGGCATTTTCCATGATGACATTGTCAAAACCTGCGCCATTGCCCCAGGTGGGTAAGCTCTTTGCTCCATACCAGGCTTCAAAGTTGGTCAGTGCTTCTTCCAGGGGAAGATTGTCCTTGAGCAAAGCAGCGCGAGCCTCCTTGCTCTGCTTTTGCCACCACTCTAAAGTAGACTTCTCGAAATGCAGACCAGCGGCCCGGCAGGTTACGGGATCAATGGTGCAGTAAAACGTATCAATGATCTGATCATCTTCAAATTTTACTGCTCCAATGCTGGCAATAGCAGCAGTTGGTCTGGTGCTATAGGTTTCCAGGTCAATCATTACGTTTATCATATCCAGCGCCAATAGATAGGATGATCTTTGTCCTCAGGCAATTCGCGATGCGCAATTATTCCATTCTGTAGCCAGATACTGAGCAACATTTCAACACTGCTGCCATGACGCTTGGCATGCTGTCTGGCCATCTTGGGAATGCCATACCACTTGGCCAGTACCTTGTCCCAGCGTCGTTCTACTCGTTGTTTCTTTTTCATGCTGCCTCCTTGAAGATATTGCTCCAACGTTCCAATTTACTGTACTTAGTTCTAGTGGCCTGACGCACAAATTCAGGATCTATGAGTTTATGTGCCTGTAGTAATTCAATCATGCACAGCAGATCACCAACTTCTTCTTCCAGACGTTCGCGATTGGTCTTACCATTATAGGCTTCATCCAGGCCAAATCTTAAAATTTTGCTGATGACCTGACTTACCTCAGCACATTCTTCCTGCGTGATTAACAGGACTTCTTGTTGTTGATTGTTCATTTCATTTTAGCAACGATGTCGTAAAATTCTTTCTTCAGGCTCTTGTCGCTTTGGAACACACCACGCATGATCGCAGTAGTCATGTCGCTCTCATGCTCCTTGACACCGCGATGAGTCATGCAGTGGTGCTCGGCCTGAACTAGCACTGCCACGCCTTCGGCTTGAGTTTCGGCTTCTATGGCGTCGGCAATCTGTACTGTCATTTCTTCTTGAATCTGAGGACGGCTGGCAATCCAATCCGCGATGCGATTGAACTTACTAAGTCCAATGACGTTTTTTCCAGGATAGACTCCGATATAGGCACGCCCCACAATATTTTGGAAGTGATGAGCACAGGTACTACGTATTGAGATGGGTCCTGTGACGTATAGTTGGTCATATTCAGTTACATTAGGAAAGGCTGTTACTTTGGGAGGATTTTTATAGCGGCCGCCAAAGGTTTCATGAACAAACATCTTGGCCACTCGACGTGCTGTGTCTTGTGTATTATGATCATTATCAGTGTCGATGATTAAACTATTTAGCACACCTTGAAATTGGCAGGCTACTTCGTCTACCAGACGTTCAACTTCTTCTTCACTTTCAATAAAGTCACTGATGTTGTCATTGCTGAAATATCTAGCACCCTGCTGACGAATTCGGTTGCGAATAACATTGCTGATGCTGGTGTGTATCATTGGCAAATCATCACCGTCATTGCTTTCATAAGCCTTATTATATACCATAATTACTCCTTGTATAAAAATCTCAGTATAGTTTATTTAGTGTCATCTGTCAATATATCTTGTTTCTTTAATGACCAGGTACCGTCTTTGTTGTCAATCCATTCTACGACGTCGCCTTCTTTCCAGCCAACGGTTTGCAGTATTTCATCGGTAAAAGGCAGCACCAGATCACCCGTCTCAGGATCTTCTTCTAGTGTTATGGTCCAGCTTTGCATGTTATTTTCCTATGACGTTGCCAAACACATAGCAATGATTGCGTGTAGCCACCTGATAACCACGCAGCATGGCCTCGGTGCAGATCTCACCAACTGTGGATACTTCCTGTGAGTCCTTGGTGGCTCCTACAGGCATGATCCAGACGTCAGGACAGTAGTAGCCTTGCTGACCAAATAGACGTTGAATACGATCAACATGGTCATCTAGTTCAGTCCAGCAGTCCTGACTACCATTGCACACAAACTTCAAAACTGCGGTGCTGTAGGTTTCTGTGGCATAGCTAAAAATTACATCGTCTTTGACAGCATCCTTTTCACCAGCCACGGTCCAGAGTTTAGGACTCATGGCCCAGTGCCAACGACTACCACCGTCTTGTGCAAACTCTTCATTGATGAAGGTACGCAGCTCGTCAGTCAAGGGCTTGGTGGCATTGGTCTCCACAGTAACGGTGCGAGGCAGTTGACCGCGCGCCTGCAGTTCTTTTAGTATGGCCAGCATGGCCTTTTGCCACATCATGGGCTCGCCACCAGTAAAGCAGAGCTGCGTATCCTGACCAGTTATGGGATGCACCCAATCGCCGTTGGGATTGGTTTTATGTCGTATTTGATCCGTCAGCAGATCACAAACGCGAGGTGCATCGGCATCGTGTGCCAGGTTTTTATACTTGGCACTCCAACTATAACTTGAGTCACAGCCATGATCCCATACAGGTAAGTCTTCGATGCGCTTTACTTTGCTAACATCAAAGCTGGCATAGGGCAAGACATAGGTTGCGGGATTGGTTGGATCCATCTGACCAAATCCATTGCACTCTAGATTGCAGCCAAAGAAGCGAAGCCAGACGCTGGACTTGCCTGCTAGCTCAGCCTCACCTTGAAAGCTGTGAAATATTTCTGAATAACGAATTCGCATAACAACTCCATTCAAGATAATGCCGCTAGTATATTATACTTCGGCTTCAGGGTCAATATCTGATTCTTCGTTTTTTGGTTTTTTTAGTGCGGCTTTGGTGGCTGGGCTTACAACCTTTTCATAGTCATAGCCATCCAGTTGATTTTTGAGATACTCCAGGAACTGATTTTGAAAGTCTCCGTTGTCCTGTTCCTGTGTAATGAGTTCGGTGATGTCCAGTTGATCAATGTAGCGATACTTGGTCTGCAGCATTTTCTTTTCCTTCTGAATACGTCTAATGAAGGCAAAGTAGGTAATCTGCGTAAAGTAGGCAAATGGATTTTTACTCTTGGCAGGATCGAAGTTGTTCACCACTGCTAGACAATTCTCTATGGCATCCGAAATCATTTCATCCTTAAAACTATAGTTGATGAAGTTCGATTTGTAGCTCAGGTGTCGGGCAATTTTGATAAAACAGTCACCCAGGTAATTGCTGACCTGCGGTGTTTCGGTTCCTGCTGCTCGAGCAGCCTGCACACCGGCGCGGTGTTCCAGCAGGGCGGCCAGGAAGGCCTGATTGTCGATGTAATGATTGGCTGCGGCCTTGGTGGGTTTTGCTTCGGTTTCCATGTTACCTCATTTCAGTTTGATTACAATTATATTGACATCCATTGACATTGGCCCTATAATCAGGGTGTGGCCAGTTAATGAACCATCTTGGTTTTATAGTCCTGCAGTGCTTGCAGTAATTCTTCGTCGTCTTCTGTGAACTGTGCTTCATCCACCGCTGCCTGTAGATCCTGTTCGTCATCCTGTCTTTGCTCTTCCAAATGTTCAAGAAAGGTTTCATAACGCATGGCAGCACCAGGCAACATGGTTGTTACGCTGAAGATATGATCAGTACTAATTTGAACTTTGTCGGTATCACCTATGGGTATCATAGGCATCATGCTTATAGTTTCAACCAACTCACCTTCGGTGTCCATGTATTTAAAACTATTGAACACCACAGGATTATTTACTGTGATGAATTTAGATACAACAACATCCTGCGTAGTAATGTCCTGATCAGTGCTGCAGGCCATGAGCTCGCCATTTTTTAATTTTACGGCTTTGTAGTAGATCATTGTAGCGGCACCTCGGTTAGTTTGTAATCAAACCCTTCATCGTTATAGATCCGAATTCTTTCCATCATATGCAGTAGGGTAAAATTCTTACGACTCTTATAACTTAGATCGTCGCCTATGTCATATAGCCTGCAGCGATCCTTGGTATCACTGGTGCGCAGTCCACGGCCTATGCTCTGCAGGTTGCGTATGCGACTCTTGCTGGGACTGGCAAACACAATATTATGCAGGTTCCGTATATTTATACCTGTGGAAAATGTGCCGTAGCTAGCCACAATTATTGCGTCGTTTTCTTTCTCGGTAATGCGACGCACTTCTTCACGCTGATCAGTCTCAGTTCCGCCATAGACAAAAAATACTCTGCGACCCTCTGCTGCGCGTTCGGCAATCATCTCATGCAGAGCCTTGCCATGTTTTTCCACATACTGAAACAGCACCAGGGTGTTGCCTGTCTGTGCCAGAGCCAGATTGCGTATAAAGCGATTGCGGGCAGGATGAGTTACCAACCAGTCCATTTCTTCTTGGTAGGTTAGGCTTCGAACATTTTTACGAACCTCGTCAGGATATTTCATGATTAAACACTGTATGTCTAGATCGGCCAGTTGTTTGTTTTTAATCAATGCTTTGGTGGATGTTACTCGGTGTACTGCACCAAAGATGCCTTCCAGCACCAGCTTGTGAGTCTTCATACCATCCAGGGTACCCGTAGTGCCAATACGATACGCACAATGCGGCATTTTATTCAGTATGCCAGTCAAACTCTGAGCCTTGAACAAATGTGCTTCATCGCCTATGACTACGTCATACTTCTCAAAAAACTTTTTCGGCAGTTTGTATAAACTTTGCCAGGTAGATATTGTAACAGGCCAGTCTTCGGCTTTGTCGGCACCCGCATAGATTCTATGTACGTGTTCGCTGGCGCGCCAACCATTGGCGCTGCTGTAGTCCTGGAAGTCTGCATACAACTGTTCAACCAGACTGGTGGTGGGTACTAGTATTAAAATTCTGCGTCCCTGTTCTAAATGATAGCGCACCAGACTATAGATGATCAGACTCTTGCCAGATCCCGTGGGGCTCAGCAACAGAGCTCGATGATTGTGCACCGCATGTTTGACTGCATCGATCTGATAGTCACGAACCTCAATGGGTTTGCCATGTCCCTGTAGATTGAGATTTTCTATGTACTGCTGTACATCAATGTAGGGTGTGGGCAGTACTGTCTGCTGATCGTCAACCTTGTATTGATTTTGTTGGGCAAATAGTTTGACATAGGGCACCAGGCCAGTATAGATTTCGCGAGTGAACAAATTGAATAATCTAACTTTGCCATCCCAGAGCTTGGCTCGGTACTGTGGCATGAAGCGTGCACCAGGTTGCTCAAAGGTAAAGAAGTCGCTGAGCTCTTGCAGTACACCTACATCAGCGCTGTCTATCTGACAATGCACATGATTTTTACTCTGTATGACGATATCAGACATTACATTAATCCGTTGGTAAATTTGGTCCACTCAATGCTGTTTTTAATATCCCAGGTACGACTATGCAGACTCTTCAAAATGCTTTCCAGCTGCAGCAGCACAGTTTTAAGATACTCTAGCTTGTCCTGTGACTGGATTAAATCTTCGTCGGTGGCCATGAATTCATCCATCTCATTCTTTATGGGCTTGATGCCCTGATACTGCTCCCAGCCCAGACTCTGCAGTTCGTCACGACTGAGCTCGCCACGGAAGTAACGATATTTGACTCGGCGTAGTTTGAGATAGTCTGACTCGGCTTTGCGATGCTGTAGTCGAGCCGATGTCAATAGATTGAGATACTTGGCATGTAGTTCAGGCGTGCGCGCTGCAGCGCGACCTAGATTGGTTTCGTCGATCTTGCTGTCTTGTTTCCAGGCTTCTTGCAGTTCAGTAAGTTTCATGATGTCTCCAGATCAGTTACCGTTATTATAACTGATCGGTCAATTTCTGTCAATGATTATATTGACTCAATGGTGAATAGTTTGTATCGGAATGCAGCAATGCCCACAAAGTATTCCATGCCTGCGGTGGTGATGTCGAAGTCCAGAGCTTCGATGCTGATGGGAAACAGGTCCTGGAACACCAATTTAACTATGGGCTTGTTATCACTGTCCAGGATCAGCAGAGCTGCATCGCTGAATACGTTCTGATAACTTTCTGCGCTGAACGATGTAAACGCCGATGCTCGACCCAGTGCCTGAGCATATTGATCACCGCTGTAGGGTGTACCCAGTTGTTCGATCCACGACGATATTTCTTTGTAGTTACTCATGTCTTCGTTGATCAAGAATCTAATGGTGAACTCACCATAGTTTACTTTATCACCAGGATGTGGTACATCAACAAAGGGTGTTGGTTGCATGGCCGCGCCCAGTTGTATGGCTGGTAGATTGGCACTTTGACAGGTATAGGTTACGTTGGGTGCGCGCGATATCACAAACTTGAAGCTGTTGGGCTTGAGATAGTTTGTAACTGCTGTGGCAGCAGCGGCATTGGCTATGGCTGTGTTTAAGTCTGATAGTTTACTCATGCTGACCTCGGTGGTAACGTCATTATTTATCAGATAAAAAAGGGGGACCTAAGTCCCCCTTAAACTGCTCTCTTACCGGAGCCTCAATGATTACATTAGGTTTGTAACCTTGACGCGACGATAGTAAGTGTTGCTGTTGGCTGACAGGCTGGTGAATGGGTTGGTTACCATGCCATAGCGTGTCTTGAAGCCAATCTTTGGCTGGAAAGTGTTAGGATTGACCGCACGAACCATCTGCAGAGGAACGTATGGGCAATAAAACATACCAGCGTCATATGGGTTGGTGCCCTTGTAGCCTACCAGATAGAACTGATTGGCTGTATTCAGGTTAGCTGAATATGGGTCAACATAAACACGAATCTTACCGTTCAGTACACCAGCAAAAGTATTGCCTGTGTCGTCAACGTTGAGGTTGGTGCTCAGTGCTGGAGTGTAGTCCAGGATACCGGCCATGCTCAGTGCACTTGCAACGTCTGCTGAGCAGATGATGAAGTTACCCTTGCCACGACGTGTTTGCTGAGCAATGTTGTTGGCATCGCGTTCGATTTGGAACAGCAAGCCTTTGAAACGCTCAACGCTCCAACGGCCATTTGCGTCTACGTCGCAGTCGAAGGTACCGTAGGTTGTGGTAGCACCAGTGTCTGCACCAGGCTTGGCAGCAGCATAGATGGTACGGATAACTTCACGGTTAATTTCGAACAGGATTTCCTGGCTCAGGATGTTGCTTAGTTCGCCTTCAGCGTCCAGGCCATGCACTGCCTTCAGATCCTGTGCCAGTTCAACTGTGTACTCAGCCTTGAGTGCACGTGTCTTGGCAGTAACAGTGGTCTTTTCGATGCTGAATGCCATCTGACCAAAGTCATAGGTATCGCCCAGTTGTTCGGCATCGCCTGTGGCAATACCCACACCAGTGGTGTATGGGCTGTTAACTGGGTTAGTGCCAGCGTGCGCTGTCAGACTTTGGCGAAGATCAGACCAGTTGGACCTGTCATTGGCTGAACGCCGCAGACATCGTATGCCATGAGATTAGGCATGGCACGGCGCACCAGGCTAATCAGGATAGGATCGTAACCAGCCATGTTTGAATTGGCTGGGCTGTTGACCTGGCCGCTGAAACCGCCGCCGATGGCGTTGGCTGGAGTGGTTTCCCACAGAGCCTGCTTTTCTTCCATCAATGCCTTCTCCTGGTTTTCCAGCAGAGTGGCAGTAACTGCACGCTTGTATGGGTCCTTGATCTCAGGTAGAGCATCGTGATTGATCACGGGTGCCCACTTGTTTTGGATTTGTTCGTTAAGATTGAACATGTTGTGGTTCTCCTAAAAGGTGATATACCGTTATTTATAAAATCTTATTTCTTGACCGATCTCGTTAGAGTCTGGACATAACGCTGAATGTGTGCTGGTACTTCGGCAGCAGGCTTATCGCCGTTCTGTACTTCTTCCTCCAGCATCTTTTCAGGGCTGTTGGGAGTACCTGCAGGGAAATAGTTTTCCTTGACAACCTTGACTTTCTGTGTGAACAGATCTTCGTTGTCATATTCAACGCCTTCCAGCAGTTTGCCTAACTTCTCAGCATCAGTGGCTGTCAGACCGCGGCTAGCTTGTTCGATGATGCGATCGCGCATTACTGCATCCAACTGAGCTTTGAGCTCGATGTTGGCAGCAATGGCTTCATCCAGGTTGGATTCAGCTTCATCGACCTTCACAGCCATGTCTTCGAGAACGTCAACCTTGTCCTCGGGTACTTCAAAGTAATGTTCTTGGAACAGGTTCTTTAGACCAAGCATAAAGTCTTCCGCTACTTCTGTGCGCAGACCTTTTTCCACGGCAACCTCATTGTCCTTCATCCATTGTTCAACGACATAACCAAGATATGAATCAACCTTGTCTACAAGATCATCTTTGATAGATTCGATTTCGGCAGCAGCTTGTTCAACGAGCTCTTCGGTGATCTTTTCGATTTCGTTGTTGACGCGGCTAATAACCGCAGCTTCAAAAATTGCGCTGGCCTGTGATTTAAATTCTTCGCTGAGGTTGGCATCGGCGCTGAACACACTGGCGATATCCTTGCGAAGATCTTCCAGGTTCATTTCTACCTTGCGTGGCTCGGCATTGTCTTCGATGTCTTCTTCGGTGATGACATCATTGTCGGCATTGGCATCTTCCTTGAAGGGAATCTGACCTTCGCCAGGATTGGTGGGCTGTTCAAAAGTACCATTTGTGCTGGTGCCTTTGCCAGTGGCTACCTTTACTGCAGCATCACGGCTATTGCCCTGACGTGCCTGAGGCTCACTGTTGCCTTTCTTCAGACTTGAGTCTGGAGTATTGCTGTTCTGACTATGTGGATCGACCTGATTCACACTGGCGTCCTGGCTGCTGCCCTGACGTGGATTGCTGGTTTCGCCGGCTGGCTTCTTGATGCTGTCGTCAGTCTTGACAATGGCCTGACCACTGTGAGGATCAATCTCAGTGTAGGTTGCCTTTTGACTGTCGCCCTGCATGTGCGAGTTCATGCCTTCGCCATCGTCGCTCTTGCCAGCTGCGGCTTCATTAAGCGCCTTGGCTTTCTTTTGCTCCATCAGCTCGCGGATTTTGGTTTCTAGTGACATTAGTATCTCCTAAAACGGGTTCGTATTATTTATAAAAAAACTTAATTCGATAGACGGCGCATGAACTCATTGAATACACGCATCTGAGTTTCCTGCAAATCAGCTGATCGAGTCTGGGTAATGATGCGACGCGCCTGTTCAGATTCGCGTTCCATCCAACGTCCCTCAACCATCATCCATTCTTTGCCTTCCATGATGCCACGAACAAAGGCATCAGGAGCACTGGGATCAGCTACGATGTCGCCAGCGGTTGCCAAATAAAAATCGTCTTGAACTTCGTTGACACCTTCTTTGTTCATCTTCAGGCTACCCATGCCACGGCTTGATACACCTAGCTGTGCGCCCTCGTCGATCAAATTCTTTACAATGCGTCCCATGGGAGTCTCGGTCATGATCTTGGCACGGCCAATGTAGTTGTTGCCGTCTTCCTTGAGACTGGTGATCATGTGACTAACACGGTCCAGGTTGATGCCAGGACCATCGGGATGTCCAAGCTCACCAAAGGCACGCTTGGTTTCTACATATTCTTTGATGTAGCGATTTACTTCACGCTCCATAACTGGCTTTGAGTAAATGCGTCCATTTCTATTGGCTATTTCAGTCTGCAGGAATGGACCTTCGATGAAGTAACTTTTGCCACCATCTTCTTTTTTCTCTGTGAGGTAACGAACCTCTTGTACTGTTTCTGTGATGAGTTTCATATTATACTCCAACGTTGGTTTGAGTGCTGCTGAAACCATCGCCCTTGCGCAGATCCAGTATCAACATGCCTGGCACATTGAAGGTAACATCGATGCTGCTGGTGCGCCCGATGTCCAGTGCTGGTATTTGATTGGCGCTGGGAAAATCGCTGGCGCCATGCATGTCCAACACCACGGTGCCTGAACTGCCGCGCTTGACGGTTACTCCGCTGACTGCGTCCACTACATTGCAGTAGGCTGCGGCAATGCTTACATTGAGCGCACCGCTGGAGGTTTCTCTACCATCTCGTAAAAAATCTGTGAGAGCAACGCTGGTGGTGTCAGCCGCGGCCGACGCCACCAGATGCAGTATGGCCCGCATGTGGTCATTTTTAATTAGTGTCTTGGTTATGGCCATGTTATTCCTCGTCTACTAGAAGGTGATCAAAGCTTTCATTGGCCTTGATCTTTTTGGCAATCTCATGCCCCTTCATGATTACTTTCTTGGGCAGGTCCTGAGCAGGGCCAGGGCCATAGCCGTATTTTTTCTTGGCTGCAGCCATGCCTATGGCATACTCATTGTACTTGGCAGCTTCACGAATCTGCTTGAACGCTGACATTGTGTGCTCCTATTTGTTGTGCAATTTCCATCTTACGCTG